GTAATGTCACCAGTTAACGTTCCTGTAAATTCGATTACTTTGTTAGAAGACTCAGCAGTCGGATCAGCATTATTGGATGTCAATGTGACGTTGGCTGAACCTGCAACATCTTTTGATAAATAACCTGCTGTAAAAGCATCGACTGTTTGTAAATTGGTATTTGTATTATTTCCCCATGTATTGGCGTTAGCCCCTGTTTCCATGAGTTCGAGTTTGAGTCTATCTGAATATGTACTTGCCATGTTTTAAACCTTTTTAAAATATAGTCTTTTTTTTGTTTTCATCAACGTATTTTTAATGCCCCAACAGCAATCTTTTTTTGTTGTAAACTAGGCTTTGCAAAATGCAAAATGTCACTTTTGAAAAAAATTAATTTACCTTTTTTTGGAGAAATTTCACCAATATTTTCAAGAACAGTATTTCCGTCTGAGTCATTAAGATATAAAATAAACGAATAGTCTTCCGTATCTTTATGATCGTGAGGAAGCTGTTCTCCTTGATTATAATACTCAATTAAGTGAATGTGAAAGAGGTCTAAGTTTTTACCTATTTTGTTCATAATTAATTTAGCTAATTCTTGAGGTGCGTCATAGTTTAAAATATTAGGGGTTTGAAAACCATTTTTTGTGCAAGTATCTGATACAGATATATTTTTTTCTTTAAACGTTTCAAGAGTAATTAATAAATTATCAACTATCTCATCTGAGATTTGAAATTCTTCTAAGCTGCTACTTCTGTCCATGTGTTACTTGCATTAGTATTTACATTGGTCCATGAATCACTGACTCCCGGAACAACATTAGCCCAAGGGGTTGATCTCATATTACCTAAAGAAACAGTCGCATTCAAGCTTGTTGGTATTACTATAGCAGTTCCAGTAGCTATTGCTGTTCCATCAGTAAAGGCCATTGAAAGACCTGTTACTTCAGCCACTGCGCTAATAATAGCTGTTGCCGTTCCATCAGCAAACTGCATGGTCACTGCGGTAGGCTCTACTAAAGCATTACCGACAAAAGTCGGAGTACCAATTTCGGTGTCTATTTCCTCTCCTGTAAGTGTATAAGCAGATTCAATTGTTGTTGTTCCTACCGAAGTATTAGATTGAGAACCTGTTAAACTGTAAGCAGATTCAATTACAATTGGTTCACCTACTGCTGAATTTACTATTTCAATAGAACCATCTGCTCCGTCAAAATGAAGTAAAGCCGTGGTGTTAGCATCAGGTGTGAAAGCAGAAGTAGGTGGAGTAAAGTTAGAACTATATCGAACAATATTGGAATTTCGATACTCGTCAATATAACCACTTAAATATCCTGAGGTATCAAAGACATTATTTCCTAATAGGACTGTATGACTTGAATAATCATCTGTTCCAATAGTTCTTGTTATCTGAAGATTTCCATCAACATAAACATTTCCCGTTGATCCTGAACGAACAATAGCAATGTGATGCCAAGTGTCGTTAGTTAAAATACTTGTTGGAGAACTTCCGCCCGCACCGTCTTTAAAGAAAGATATTTGACCGTTCAAATTAGTTAAAAGAAGACCAAGCCCACTTATTCTAAAATCCCATAACGTACAACTTTGACTTCGAATACTAGAACTATAAATCCAAAATTCAGAAGTAAAGTCTCCACTTCCAAAACCAGAAGCTATGTTTTGTTGTACCCCTTGTCCTGATGTTCCGTCAAACTCGACAGAGGATACTCCAAACTTTGCTTCATCAGTTGATAAAGCAGTTGATCCTTCTGTGGTAAATTCTCCTAAGATACCAGGTAAGTCTATTTCCATAGATACTCCCGCAGGTATAGGAATTATTGCTTCTGATTCAGCAATAACCGAACCAATGGCGAAATCCATTTGATCGGCAGGAGCGTTAACTGTGATATTTCCACCTGCTGCAATATCAGGAGTAGCGACAGCAGAGTTCGCTTGTAAACCTGTAACAGAAATTATTTGATCGATAGAAAGAGAAACTGTTCCTGTTGCTGTATTAGATTGAACTCCTGTTACAGGATAAATAGATTCAGCTACACCGATGGCTGTGCCTAAAACAGCTCCTGATGAAACTCCTGTGGGTGTAACTAAAGCACTTCCATTAACAACTATGGGTAGTTGGCTTATAGTTTGATTTTCATAAGCATATAAATATACATCACTGCCAACTGAACTTCCTGTAAATGTTTGATATTGTGTAGCACCACTATCGTAAGTGGTATCTGTTCCTGCTATCTGACTATATCCTTGCCCATATCCAGATGAATCACTACCTGCCCATTGCCCACTTCTTAATACGTTTCCGTCATCATTATATGGGTCATAAGTAATAACCTCATTACCATCTATCCATAAACGTAATCTACCTGCTAAATATGTAGCATTTGGAACTTCTATTGCCCAAGTAATAATATGTCTTTCATCATCAAAATAACTTGCAACAGATGAATCAGAAACAGATAAATTTACAATTGCTCTTGAATTACTTCCACCTGCTGTTCCTCCACCTGTGGTTTGATTACTAGTTGACCCAGAACCAGTTCTAAATCTTATAAAGTAATCATTATTTATTTTTGCTATTCCTGACCAAGCACCAGCACCAGTACCACCTATATCCCACCATATTTCTGCATCTGTGTAAGAACTTTTTAAAAGTATTCCATTACTATCACTTTGAAATACAACATCTTGACCTCTATTTGGAATAGAACCTAAATTGGTTATAGATTGATAAGTGTTTGATAATGTTAAGCCATCTGTGATATTGGGTAATGAAATTGTGGCAGATACACCTGTGACGGAGACGGGAATAAACTCTCCCCAATCACCTTCACTCCAGGTGCCTCTTCCCCAACCAGTAATATTTGCCATGGTAAGGACTCCCTAGGATTAGGAAATCCTTAAAATAGCACTACTTGCGTCGTTGGTTGGAAACTGAATTGTGAATGTACCGTTTGTGGATGTCTTTACACCACCAAAGTCTAACACTGCGATAGAAGCATTGACGTTTGCAGATGAAGTGTTGTAAATCAAAGCTGCTTGAGCTGAGATTGTTGCACTGGTAAATGATAAATCATCAAAGTCAACAAAAGCTGTTGACGCTGTTGCGTTAGTTTTGGTTAAGCTGACGTTAGCATTCGCTAGAGTGCCACCACCTGCTGAATATGAGCCTGAGTCACCGACTTCGTTTGTCGCTGCATAAGCTGTAGTGTTTGCATCCAATGAAGCTGAATCTGTATAGAGAGCGAGTTTGATTGTATCGTTGGATATATCATGATCGCCATCTAACAACTGCTGTTTGAATGTTGCACAAACTGCTTGGTTAATTGCCATTTTTAACTACCTCCTGGGTCTACTGATCTTAGAGGGAGTCGTAATACACCATCGGAATACTCGTCCCTACGTTTACGTCCCATCTGCTCTTGAGCATAAAGCTGTAGAGCCTGTTGGAACTTCTGCTCGTATAATTGCATATCTTGTGTATTTTTCAAGTAGGAAAAAGTTTCACCAAGAACACCATATAATAGAACCTCGGGAGCATTGTTAGATAAGAATGTCGTAGTATTTGTATTACTTAATCTCTCGGGAGTTTCCTCATACCACATTTCAATAGTATAAACTTGGTCGGGAGTAGGAGCTAAAATTAAATTTGTAGCATCCCAGTTGGCCCAATATTTAGGTTGGCCATTAGTAGAACTTCCCGCATCACTACGAGTTACCGAATACTCGTCAATAAAAGTTGTATCTCTTTGCTCTAGCCAAGTGATATTATTATTAGCATCAATTAGCTGTAATCCTCGAGCAAAACGGAAACCACCTTCGGGTCCCGATACATCTAAAAAAGCATTATTAGCCGTACAAGTTGTTGTCGCATATCTTCTCTGATCATCGCTATCAACTTCTCTTGCTACTTTATTTTCTACATTTGTAATGAAAACATTAATCACGGAATTCGACAGAACATTACTGTCTACCTCAGTGTAGTTTCTTACATTGGTTAATAATTCAGAATAATTCATGATATCACAATCGTCACTCTACCAACAGAACTTCTCATTATCAAGTCACCATTTACTTGAGAAGGTTGCATTCCATTGCTTGTAAATAAACTTTGGTTGGGATTTCCGACTGGAACTATTAAAGGTTCTTGTCTATCGGGTCTAGCATTTTTCAATGCTTCGGGATCCGCTGCGTGATACGGAGGATCGAGTTGAGGATGTTTCGGCTCAAAACATTCAGGACAAGTAAAGAGTCCGTTCCATTCTTTTTTCAGTTCTAAATAAGGATACTGATAGCCACATCGATCACAAATGGCTTGTGAATATTTACCCGATGCAAATGCCATAGTTAATTCCTAAAATAGTTTTGAGGTACAAGATGCACGGAAGTTCGCTGACCGTCCTCGGTCAATGCTCTTTGTAATTCATCTTCGTAATACAATTTCATTTCTTGTACTCTTCCGGGACTGTGTTTCTGTGCCAAATAAAAAGATAAACCAGAAACCATACAAGGTAAAAATCTGTACGGAGCATCTGGTGTATTAGTGTAAGCACCCGCATCTTCAATCCTGGCCACATAATAATAATTAATCTGAGTATCGGTTACACCAGGTGTTTGATACAAACTAATTTCTACATTCGATAAGTTTCTTCTCACATAATATTGAGAAGGAGTTCCTGTCGAACTTTTATTAGGTATCGCTTGATACTCTGATCTTGAAATTTTGTTTAAGGTAGTATCGGTACTACCATTTCGAAAGACTGCTTCTAAGACATCACTACAATCGGCAGGAGCAGTGTAAGTCGTAGTATTGGCTACTAGGTTTTGAGTGTGGTTTGTCACCTTCCAAAGATGAACTCCTCGATTACCCCATTCGGATAATAGAAGATTCAAACTTCTCCTAGCTGATTTTAAATCATAACCAGTTCGGACTTGCTTACCAATTCGCTCAAACGACTCCTCGATAACGTCGTCAATGTTAAGATTAAAATCTGTTGTTCCTGAAGTAGCCATACTAAATTACATTCCCATTGCCATTTTTTTACGTGGAGAAATAGCCATTCCACCACTAGCTTTTTTCATCATTCCACCACCACGCTTCTTCATGACTTGTTTTTTCTTCGCCATGCCTCCGCCTCGTTTTTTGATTACTTGTTTCTTTTTACCTGCCATGATAATTACCTCTTTTTAAATAATTGTTCGTACGTACGTTGCCTCTCAGCTACTACTTCTTCGTAGTATTCCTTCGGCCATTTCTCATAATAGCCTATCTTATGGAGTTTGCAACTTGCTTCATAGAGTTGTTTAAACTTCTGTATCAGCATCATGGAATACTTTAATTCAGAATGTTCCACAGTTTCTTCGGTGGGATCACAAAGAAAAGCTTCACTATCGGGATCAGCTGGTGTTTCAGGGTGAAAGCCCATAAAATAGACATCTCTTCGATTATAGGTTTTGTTGTAAAAATCTATCTTTTCTTGAAACTGTTCTGGCGAATATTGTTCAAAGAAAGGATCACAATAAATAATAATATCGTGTTGTTTCTTATTCCAAGATTTAATGACATCTGTTAATTGCTTTTCATACTTGGATTTATCCATACGAACTTCAATTCGTAATTTATTATCCTTTCTCCATTTCGCTGCAAATGGACAAGCAGGAAATCCAATATGTTTGTTCATTGGTTCTAAGACAGTCTTAGACCAATTGATCACATCTTTCTTTATCTCTTCAGCTTTTTTTCTTCGAGACAAATGTCTTCACCATCTTAGGTTTGGGACCCGTGTTTCCCGCTGCTCTTTTTCTGCGAACAGCAGAGGCCTTTTGCGAAGCGCTCATCCGTGTGGCTTTTGCAAGTGGTACACATTTTGGGTACTTCCTCTTGGATCCTTTCGTTGTTTTTCTCCCGCAAGGTTGATACCTGCCGTCTTTCTTCGGTGCCCCTATGTCCACCCATTTTTCTTTCACCCATTTTCTTAATCCTCCTTCAGCCATTATGTTACCTTAAAAGTCTTTCTTCTATTTGGCATGACCATTCCACAGCCACGAGAAATATTTTTGGGAGTTTTTATTTTTCCTGTTTTTCTT